CAACCGCTACTACAGAAGAGTTGCAGTTAAGAACATCATGTAAGCTAGATGCTTATATTTCTCAAAGACCTCCTCTTGTAGGGGGTCTTTTTTTATCTAAATATTTAAAACGTAAATTATAATGACTGCATCAGGTTTTAGAAATCAAGTAAAGAATAAGAATTTTTTAAATCCTACTGGGTTTAAGTTTATTTTAAACAGAGCACCTAAGGTAGTATTCTTTTCTAACCAAGCAAACATACCAGGATTAAATCTTGGTGTAGCTGAGCAACCAACATACTTGACAGATATTCCTCAGCCAGGAGATAAACTACAATTTCAAGATTTGAATTTAAGATTCTTGGTTGATGAAGATTTAGAAAACTATCTTGAGATACAGCACTGGTTAAGAGGACTAGGTTTCCCAGATAGTCTGAAAGAGATATATGAGTGGCAAAAGAGTAATCCCAATGCACCTATGGGACCTTTGAACTATACATCTGATGGTACATTAAATGTTCTTTCAAGTGCTAATACTCCTAATTTTAAAGTTAAATTTTTAAATATGTTTCCTGTGAGTATATCTGATTTGGTTTTTGATGCTACTGATAGTGACATAGACTACTTGACAGCAGACGTTACTTTCAAGTATACTATATACAACATTACTGATTTGAACGATAACATTTTATGAGTATTGATCTTGAATCTATTCAAGAGATGTGGGAGAAAGATGCACAGATAGACAGAGATAATCTACACGAAGAGTCATTAAATATTCCCTCTCTACATGCAAAGTATTTTGAATTATATAATACTATATTTCTTTTAAGAAAGAAAGCAGAACAGCAACGTAAAAATATTCGTCATGAAAGATATGAATACTTTTCTGGTAAGTCTGACCCACAGGTATACATAGAGAATCCTTTTCCAAAGAAGATAAGAGATAAGGATACATTGCAGAAGTATCTTGATGCAGATGAAAAACTGTCTACTTCAAATTTAAAGATTGATTATTATGATACCATGCTTGTTTATATTGAAAGTATTTTAAAAGTAGTTCAGAACAGGACATTTCAAATAAAAAATGCAATAGAGTTTATGAGATTCAATTCAGGATTAGGTTGATAAATACTTCTAGCATGATGATTAGAAGTGACCAACGTTATTATACAAAAATCAAACGAAGTATATTTAAAGATAAAGGCAGAGCCTCATATTGAGTATGAGTTAAGAGATCACTTTACCTTTGAGGTAGAGGGTGCTAAGTTCATGCCTCAGTATAGAAATAGAAACTGGAATGGTGAGATACATCTCTATGATCTAAGATCTAAAAAGATATATGTTGGTTTGTTAGATAAAATCATATCCTTTTGTGAAAGACATGAATACAGTTATAAGTTTGTAGATAATGATTATTATGGTCCACCCTTTGAAGTAAATGCAACCATATCAAAAGAAGGAGTAAAGGATTATATCAAATCTATTACATCTATTAAAGCAAGAGAATATCAGATTGAAGGAGTATATGATTGTTTAAAACATAATAGAAGATTGCTAGTCAGTCCTACTGCCTCAGGTAAATCTTTAATGATTTATTCTTTGGTTAGATATTATGTAGATAAAGGAATGAGAATCCTTTTAGTTGTTCCTACTACTTCTCTTGTAGAACAAATGTATAAGGACTTTATAGAGTATGGATGGGATGCTAAAAATCATTGTCATAGAATTTATTCTGGTAGAGAAGTAACTAATACTAATGAAGTAACCATAACTACATGGCAATCTGTTTTTAGATTAGATAGATCTTTCTTTGTTGATTATGATGTCATCATAGGAGATGAGGCTCATCTTTTCAAGAGTAAGTCCTTAGTTAATATTATGACTAAGTTGGAACATGCCAAGTATAGATTTGGTTTCACTGGTACTTTAGATGGTACACAGACTCATAAATGGGTCTTAGAGGGATTGTTTGGACCATCATACAAGGTGACTAAAACGGAAGAACTTATGAAGCAAGGGCATTTATCTCAGTTAGATATACAATGCCTTGTTCTTAAACATCCTCCTAAGAAGTTTGAAACTTATGAAGACGAACTTCAATATTTAATTAGTCATGAACAAAGAAATAATTTTATTACCAATCTTGCACTGGACTTAAACGGTAATACTCTTATATTGTATAGTAGGGTAGAAACTCATGGAGCAATACTTTATGAAAAGATAAATAATACTAAGCACACTGATCGTAAAGCATTCTTTGTTCATGGTGGTGTTGATGCTGAACAAAGAGAATCAATTAGGGAGATTACAGAAAATGAAAACAATGCGATTATTGTTGCCAGTTATGGCACTTTCAGTACTGGCATTAACATCAAGCGGTTGCACAACGTCATCTTCGCCAGTCCCTCCAAGTCCAGAGTTAGAAATCTCCAATCCATTGGCAGGGTTCTCAGAAAAGGTAAAGATAAAATAAAAGCTATCCTTTATGATATAGGGGATGATTGTACGTACCATTCAACTAAAAACTATACTCTCAATCATTTGATTGAAAGAATTAAAATTTATAATGAAGAAAATTTTAATTATGAAATAATCACTATTCAAATAAAATAATGGAAGAAGACTTTTATGCTACTATAAAATTTAAATCTGGTGAAGAAATATTCGCTAAAGTATCTTATAGTGAAGAGGCAGACAGAACGTTCTTAGTACTCTCCACTCCTATTGTTATAGATAAAATTAAAAATAGAGCAGGTATGCAAGGATTTAGAGTAGAACCTTGGTTAAAAACTAGTAAAGAAGAAATATTTGTAATCAATTTAGACGATGTTCTTACGTTAAGTGAATCTGATGATTTAGAAACTATATCTATGCATGAAACATTCTCTAAACAACATGAACAATATTATAATCAAGAAAGAAAACTCAATAGGAAGATGGGATATATATCTACTATAAGTGAAGCTAAAGAATCTTTAGAAAAGCTCTTTAAGAATAACTAACGATTATCTGCCCTTGAACCCCGACAGAGTTAGTCTACTACTACTTTAAAGACTTGTCAACTATTGTGTTGAATGCTATAATTAATACATAATAGAGAGTATAGATATGAGTCCTGCAAGAATTATGGGTAGAAGAAAAAGATCTGAACATTATGTCAATAACAAAGAGTTTCTTGCAGCTCTAATTAAACTTAGAGAAGATAGGGAGATAGCAGAAATTCGTGGTAATGAAAAACCAAGAATACCCAG